CGGAGTAAATCTTAATCATCAAGACGAATACGGATACACGGCTCTTATATGGGCAGTATGTTATAATAAAATTGAGATGGTAAAAATACTTTTAAGCTCTGGTGCTAATAAGGAAATAGAGGATATAGAAAAACATAACGCTTTATTCTAGGCAAATTATTATAACAACTTGGAAGTAGCGAATATTTTAAATAAATCTCTAGATGATAAAGAAAAAGTAACTAAAAAGAAAAAAGGTAAATAACTATGGCATTCCCAACAGCTATACAAACAAAAATTAATGATTTATTAACAGCTATTGTTCAAGCAGGTGATAGTGTTAGCCTAGATAAATTACTTGCTAACGATTTCCTGCCAGATCTTCCTAACAAACCTGATCTTATAACAATTGCAGCAGGTATTGGCGATACTGGAGATGATAGAGATCAAGTCCTTGCAGTACTGCTTAGAAATGGAGTTAAATAATGGATACTTGGTTTATGGTTAATATTATTATAATTTTATGTGCGGTTTTAATACTGGCAGTTATAGCAATTTACGAATTGAGGAAATAGCCATTAAATAAAATGGAATTAAATGGCAAAAGCTAGTAATACGAAGTTTCAAAAAGGACAAATACCGAATCCTAAAGGAAGACCTAAAGGTGCTATGAGCGAGTATCGTAAAAAGTTCATGGAAATGGGAAGACTTGCCGCTAATGATGCCCCAAAAGTATATGATGAAATACGTGCTTTTATGGAAAGCGGCGAATCATGGGCGTATCAATTGTATGTAAAGGACTTAATCCCTAAAAAAGCTTTTCAACCCGTTGTGCAAATAAAACAAGAAGATGGACAAAACAGACTAGAAGCCGTAACTGCTGCTTTATCCGGTTTTACAGAGCTAACACATGAGGAAGCTATGGAGGAAATCAAGACCTTTAAGCATGTTGAAGAGAAAGAGGAACTGAAAGATCAAGGGACATCTGTACTTGAATTGCTAGAAGATGATAAAATAGATTTAATCCGTCAATGGATAGAAGATGCAAAGAGGAAACAGATTGACAACTAAAAGTAAATAAAGTATATAAGAGCTTGCTATCTACAATATTTAAACTAGAAAAAGACGGATTCACTCCCCGTCTTTTTTTATACCCTAAGTACAAGGAAAACACTCGTTTTCTGGATACTCAAAAAACCATTTATTTATCCCCCTTTAAACATCTATTAACTCATTCCAATAATCTAAATAAGATTTACCCTATTGCTCTATCTTTTCTTGCGCTACAAGAAAAGCACAGGTGTTTTATATTTTAAGGGAACATTTTAGAGATTAATTGCAGCGTTCGTAAATCAATTTTAAACTTTAAATTCGGTTTGCTATTAGATTATTACAAATCGTAACAAGTAAAATACAGAGGCAAGTAGTTCGTGAATTATCTACTTGCCTTGTTTATATATAAGTTATAATTTACTATGCCTAGTAAAAAAGGAACAAAATATTTTAACTCCAAAACCTCCACCATTTTGTCCAAATACACCTTAGAAGATATACAAAAATTATTAAATAGCGGTGAGAGCCAAACAACTATTGCTAAAACGCTTGACATAAATATAAAAACTTTTAATTATTATATCCATAGGCATAACCTAACTTATAAAACTCCTTGCCAAATTAAATATGGTAAACAATACCAATCTAAAAAAAGGAAAGAGGGGATAGTTGCCCCTCCTTCTAGTTTAAATGCAGATGAGGAGGCTTTAGAACGTTTTAGAAAACAGTTTGCGGAAAGGAAACAAAAAAGGATGCTGCAAGAATTAAAAAATAGTTATGATTGAAAGAATAAAACTAGTTAAAACTTCTATAATTTCTTAACCTTTTATCGTTGTAAATTAGCAACATTTGTCATAATGAAAGTTATGTATACGAATTTATACGATATTTTTTTCATTTATTTTCAGGATTTTAATTTTTAGATGGAAAGGATAAGTTCTAGGAAAAGTGAGTCAAAACCTAGAACTTATAGAAAATATTGATAAATTAGGCAATAATACTTAATATGAGACTGCATGATACTAAATATAATTGCTTAAGTCAAGAGCTCTATATATAATGGTGGCAAATAAATCTTGCGCCATTTTTATACATGTTGTTTACTGATAAGGAATTCGAAACCCTAGATCAAAAGAAGTTTCATTTTTATACTCCCAACCCCAAACAGGAAAGCTTTCACAGCGCAGGGAAAGAAGCTATTGAGCGTTTATTCCTAGCTGGTAACAGAACAGGTAAAACTTATTGTGGGTGTGTTGAAGATGCAATACATTTAACAGGAGTTTATCCGTCTTGGTGGGAGGGACATAGGTTTGCTCATCCTATTGTTGCATGGGTAGCCTCTGAAAACTATGAGATAACCCGAAACGTCCTACAGCTAAAATTGATTGGCGGTTATTCTTCTGATGGTTCTAATACTGTTGGTCTTATTCATCCTAGCCTAATCCTAAAAAAAGCAATGCTCTCAGGAGTTAACGGAGCTGTTGACTATGTCCATATAAAGCATTCTAGCGGTGGGTTTTCCAGTCTTTATTTTAAATCTTACAAACAAGGCAGGGAGAAATTTCAAGGAGCTAGATGCCACCTTATCCATTTGGACGAAGAACCTCCTAAGGATGTGTATACCGAATGCGCTATGCGACTTTCAGATGTGGACGGAGTAGGACAAGGACGATTAATTCTTACGATGACGCCTTTAAAGGGCTATACTGAAATGATGTCTTACTTTTTGGAACAAAGAATCTCTAAAGTAAACTTGGAAGAAATAACATCTGTAGAAGATTTGCAAAATGAAGATTTTGAGATAGTACGCACTGATCCAGAAATAACTGTCAACGGCAAGTATTATATCCAAGCTACTTGGGATGATAACTTACACTTATCAGAAGATACCAAGAAGCAGCTAAGGGCTACTTTAAAGCCTTATGAGTTAGAGGCGAGGGAAAAAGGAATACCAAGTGTAGGTTCTGGTCTGGTTTATCAAGTACAAGAGTCTGAGTTCTTAATTGAGCCTTTTGAGATACCTAAACAGTTTGCCTGTGTATTTGGGATGGACGTTGGCTTTTTTGCTCCTACCGCCGTTGTGTTCCTTGCTCATGATAAAGATAACGATGCACTCTACGTTTACAAAGAATATTCAGTTAGCGAGAAAACCGCTGCCCAGCATGCTGCCTCTCTTATGTTAATGGGTTGTGATTGGATTCCTGGGGTTTGCGACCCAGCAGTTAATCAAGGTTCTCAAAGGGATGGAGAGAAATTAATTGATGATTATGCCAAAGCAGGGCTTTATTTGCGCAAAGGGAAATATGCCAAAGAACTTGCTGTAGATAATGTGCTAGAGCGAATAAGAACTGGGCGTTTTAAAGTATTTAATACTTGTCGCAAGTTTATGGAAGAATGGAGGGGTTATTCAAGAGACGATAAAGGTAAGATTATGAAAGGGAGAGACCATTTAATGAATGCTCTTGAATTTGCGATGCTTGACGGGTTACCAATAGCACGGACAAAAAGGCAAGTGGAAATGCGCTATAGTTATAATGATAGACCGAGGTATTTTTAATTATTATGAAATTTGATCCTTTATATCATTTAATTTCTCCTGTTACTGGAAAATTAAAAACTTTATTAAATTTAGGTAACGGATTATTAAAAACTACTAATGATGGTCAATTATCTATTGCTATTCCTGATGTGGATTTTGCTACGTCAACCACTTTAGAACAAATAAAAAGTGATACAGAATTTTATAAAACAGAAGCACAAATAGCATCAGGAACAGCAACAAATGCGGCATCAGTAGCAACTACGGCAGCAGGGGAAGCAGCAACATCGGCTATAAACGCAAGTACATCAGCAGGAACAGCAATAGGAGCAGCAATTTCTGCCGCTGCATCAGCACAGAGCGCATCTGACTCAGCAAACTCGGCGGCAGATTCAGCAGCACAAGCAGTCCAAAATATTCCAACATTTACGTATCCATTATTAAAAACTACTAATACACTTTCCTGTTTATACGATAACGTAACGATAGGATTAAATGCTAGTAATCAACTAACACTAATTGGCGGTGGTACTTCCCAATGGACTACTTCGGGAAGTAACATTTATTATAACGTTACTGGAGGTAGCGTCGGAATAGGAACAGCAACTCCATCATCCTCATATAAACTGGACGTAAACGGAAATATCAATGTTCAAGGAACTTCTAACACTCAACAATTTAACGCTTGTGATGCTAGTGCTATAGCAGCATTAAAAGTTAGAAATGTAAATATTATAGGTACTAATGCTAGCTTAAGAGTTTTTAGATATGGGGCTACTACCAATAATCCAGGGGTTGAATTACTATGGAATTTAACAACACCCGCTTCTTCAACTGATTATACTTATTGGTGGGATTTTTATATTGCTTCCGATGGGAGTTTTAGGTTTAGATGTAGAAAACCAGCTCTTAATTTAGATTATTTTGTAATAAATACTTCTGGTAGTATTGGTATAGGGACAGCGACGCCATCATCATCATATAGATTAGATGTAAATGGTAATATTAGCTGTACTGAAATATATAGAGCTGGTACTTCTTTAGCTACTACTTTAGGAACTAAACAAAATACATTAACAGCGGCTACTAATTTATTAGGTATAGGCACTTCCATAACGGCACTAAATGCGACTAATATAACCTCTGGTACACTATCAACTGCCTACGGAGGGACTGGGGTAACGACTGGATTAACAGTATTAAACCCCGCTAATTTATCAAGTGCTGTGAGTGTTGCTAAAGGAGGGACTGGGTCTACTACCTTAACTAGTGAACAGCTCCTAATAGGAAATGGGACTGCTGCGGTTCTACAGAGTGCCAACCTAGCTTGGAATAATACGACTAATACTTTATCGGCTACTAATATAGTTGGTAATGGTTCTGGGATAACTGGTATTGATTATAATAACTTAAGTAATAAATTAACTTTCACTAGTCCTTTAAGTATTAATGCTAGTAATGCAGTTAGTATTGATTTAAGTGCTAAAGAAAATGTATTAACGTTCACATATCCGTTATCAAGGACTGCTAATGCGATTTCCTGTTTATATGATAACGTAACGATAGGATTAGATGCTAGTAACAGATTAAAAGTAATTAGCGGTACTTCCCAATGGACTACTTCGGGAAGTAACATTTATTATAATGTTACTGGAGGTAGCGTTGGTATAGGAACAGCGACGCCATCATCATCATATAAACTGGACGTAAACGGGAATATCAATTGTACTGAGATATATAGATCGGGTACTTCCTTAGCAGATACTTTGAATCAAGTAAAAAATGATGCAATATCAGAGGGGGCATCACAAGGATCAGCGGCATCATTTGCGTCAGCATTAGCGGCAGCGGCTTCAGCAGCGGCAGCAGCAGGTTCAGCAGCAGCGGCGGGGAGTTCAGCAGCAGCAGCAGCAGGTTCAGCAGCAGCAGCAGCAGGTTCAGCAACGGCAGCAGCAGGTTCAGCAACGGCAGCGGGAAGTTCAGCAACGGCAGCAGCAGGTTCAGCAACGGCAGCAGCAGGTTCAGAAACAGCGGCAGCAGGTTCAGCAACGGCAGCAGCAGGTTCAGAAACAGCGGCAGCAGGTTCAGCAACATCTGCAACAAATTCAGCAACAGCAGCAACAAATTCAGCAACAGCGGCAGCAAATTCAGCTACGGAAGCAGCGCAAACTTTAAGTACTAAAGAAAATATTTTAACATTTATATCACCTTTATCACGTACATTAGATACAATTTCCTGTTTATATGATAACGTAACGATAGGATTAGATGCTAGTAACAGATTAAAAGTAATTAGCGGTACTTCCCAATGGACTACTTCGGATGGTAATATTTTTTATAATGTTAATGGTAGCAGTGTCGGTATAGGAACGGCAACGCCGTCAACACTATATAAACTAGATGTAAACGGAACTATCAATTGTACTGAAATATATAGAGCTGGTACTTCCCTAGCTACTACTTTAGGAACTAAAGAAAATGTATTAACGTTCACATATCCGTTATCAAGGACTGCTAATGCGATTTCCTGTTTATATGACAACGTAACGATAGGATTGGATGCTAGTAACAGATTAAAAGTAATTAGCGGTACTTCCCAATGGACTACTTCGGGAAACAACATTTATTATAATGTTACTGGAGGCAGCGTTGGAATAGGGACAGCAACGCCATCATCATCATATAGATTAGATGTAAATGGTAATATTAGCTGTACTGAAATATATAGAGCTGGTACTTCTTTAGCTACTACTTTAGGAACTAAACAAGATACATTAACAGCAGGTACTAGTTTATTAGGGATA